CATGCGAGGCGATAGATATCACGTCGGTATCGCGTATGTTCTCAACCACCTGATCCTCGATGCGGTTGCCTAGGTCAAACAAGCGCAGCATCCTGCCGCTGAAGCTTGCCGGTAAGCACCAGTGAAAGCCCATCCACTGCTTGTATTCATCGTCATAACCTATCCCGCTGAAGCCTAGGTGCCCACGAAAGCGGTTGTCTTTCTCCGCTAGTTGCTCATCGATCCGATCAAAAATGGACGCTAACGACATTCCAGTACTTACCCTCTTTTCTTACAGTGATTTGTTTGATGTGTTGCATGGCGCCGTTTTGGTTGACTTCAACCAAAGCCTGCTCAATAGTGCTGGGGCACCAATGGTTGTTGGTCAGTGACCGCCATTTCTTCTGTGCCATCAAGCCTGCCTTGCCTCTCATGCCTATCATTAACGGCATGTTCTGTGGCCAGTAATCGCCGGGACTTGAGAACATGACATTGAGATACTCATTACCGTTCTTTGATGTCTTTGATTCAGCTGAAACGTACTCGATGTTCTTGATGCGCTCGTGTTTCTCTACTGGGTCTTCGAGTTCATCTGATAACACAGAACCTTGAGCCGCCTGCCTAGTGGCGGCAGCATCCTTCTCTTCTTCTTCAAACAGCTTAGGCTGCTCAACGGGTGCTGGCTTCAAAGCACCGCACTCAATGCATGTGTCACGATCTATGTCGTTGACCGCCACGCATGAGTCGCATATCCAGATCTTAGTTTGCTGCTCTTTCTCTTTGTCTTCTTTGCTTGGGATCGATGGACGGGCGGTGTCTATGCAGCCGTGTCGATCCATGTTCTCGCCATAGTCCAGCAGCATGCAGTCTTTCTTGTCGCCCCAAGTGCGCATGCCTCGCCCACAGATCTGAACATACAAGCCCAGCGACTTGGTGGGACGCAGCAGTGCGATGCAGTCTGTGCGTGGCGCATCCCAACCTTCAGTCAAGACAGACACATTGCATAGTGCGTTGATCTCTCCGTTCTCAAAGCGTTCTAGCACATCTTCGCGTCTAGCCTTTGGTGTCTCGCCGGTCACCACTGCAGCCTCTACACCAGCTTGGCGTAGGTACAAACACATCTTCTCGGCATGAGCTACAGTGATGCAGAAGAACACAGTGCTCAGTCGGCCTTTAGTGTACGCCTTCTCAATCCAATCATCGATGATGGCCAGCATGGTCTGATCCTGCATGGCCAACTTCTCAATATCTGACTCACGATAGTCACCACCCTTGAACTTAACCCGCGCAGTTGACGCATCAATTACAGCCTCATCGTTCACCTTGAAGGCCGACAGACGGCACAGGAAGCCCTGTTGGATCATTTCAGGTATACCTACACGGTAGGCAACCCCCGCAAAGAAGTGCTCCTCAAGGCCGTATATGAAGCCTTGGCCCATGCGATAGGGTGTGGCAGTCACGCCTAGTATGCGTGGCGTTCTCCAGATGGAAGACTCAAAGTGATCGAAGATCTTGCGATACCGGGTGTTTGGGTCTGGCGCCACATGGTGCGCTTCATCCACGATGATGTAGTCAAAGTCACCAGAGGTATCAAGCCTGCTTGGTGTTGCCAAGGTATCTCGACTGGCAATGACGATGCGCCCATCGACTTCGTATTGGTTCAACCCCGCAGCCAGAATGCCTGATGGCGCACATGGCCATACCTTCTTGAGTTTATCCTCTGCCTGGCTGACCAGTTCTTGCCGGTGAGCTAGGATCAGAATCCTGCAGTCAGGCTCTCGCTCAAAGATCTCTTTGATTAGCGTGGCGAAGACAACAGTCTTGCCAGCCCCTGTCGGCAGAACGATGAGTGGATGCGTGTCCTGGGTGTTGAACCAATGGACTGCCGCATCAACGGCCTCGCGCTGATAGTACCTTAGCTCCATTTCTTCTTTCTTCCATGAGTTTGCGATAGGTGTTGCGCCAATATTCCTTGGCCCAACTGTCCTCTGGTGATTTGTAAATGCATCGCAGCACGGCACGCTTACGTTCTTTGAACTTAGATAAGTCTTCTGTTGCTAATGACATATCTTTTCATCCTCCATGACTTCTGCCACATTTGTGTAAGAACCATCTTCAATGCTTTCAACAACTTGTGGCAACAACTGAGTCATGAGCTCATGATCACCATGAGCTAGGTTCCAGCCCAGTGAATAGACCATCATCACCTCAAACAGGATGCGTGGCTCTAGCTCTTCTTTGCTGACCTTCACCAAGTTTCTGATCAAGTCCATGGCGTATTCGTGATCCTCACTGCCGCCTTCCATTTCCATTTCAAAGTCATCTTCCATAACTTTCACTCTTGTTTGTTTGATTCGCTATGTCTTTTTGGGTTCCTTGACCCTATTGGCTCGCTTATGCGGTGTGGGTTTCTCATTGACCCTGGCTCGCTCTGTATTAATGGTTTTCTCCCTGCGCTTGGCTCGCTTGATGACAATGGTCTTCTCCTACCTTTTGGCTCGCTTGCGTCTCTTGGTTTCCTTGGAACATCTGACTCGCTGATTTAACTTGGTTTTCTCACCGATTATGGCTCGCTCCTTTGAGTTGGCTTTCTTTCAATCGAATGGGCTGTAGGGTGACTACTCGACCTCCCGCTACGCCTCCACAATCTGGATGTCGAAGTGCATATCGAGGGAACCCCCACGCACCTGCGAGTAGCAGTGGTCATAGGTGCCCTCAATATCTGACTCGAACCACTCGCTCCACGGATCGTTTCGATCCTTCAGATTGACGATGTAATGACCGCCGTTCTGTCGTGCATCTGCTCTTTGTTCTTTGTTCATTTCACTATCCTTGTGATTAGAGGATCTGCCTCTCTCGATGGCTCTCATTGGCTCGCTTGGATTTAATGGTTTTCTTCTGCGGCCTGGCTCGCTTTATCTATGTGGTTTTCTAAATTCGGATGGCTCGCTTATCCCAAGTGGGTTTCTCAACGTCGATGGCTCGCTTCGGTTTTATGGCTTTCTAAGCCGAAGTGGCTCGCTATTTTTACTTGGCTGTCTTCTTTGGAATGACTCGCTTCGTTATCTTGGTTTTCTTCAGCACTCTGGCTCGCTTGCTCCGTGTGGTTTTCTACAAATCTGTGGCTCGCTCCTTCGTGATGGTTTCCTCTCGATGCGTGGCTCGCTTATCCAAAGTGGGTTTCTCAACGTCGATGGCTCGCTCTTGCTCTTTGGTTTTCTCCCGTGAAGTGACTCAAGCAACCTTGTGATTGATCCCAAGCTTGCCCTTTGAGTATTCATCCGCAACCGGCAGTCCTTCTAGCGTGCGCCATGCGGTGTACAAGTCCACAAGGAACCGCTTAACCGTGTAGCGTATCGCCATGTTGTTGAGGTGTGCCTTGGTCTTCTCAGCATGAGTAGGCATGTGGCTGATGCGGTGCTTGTAATTATCGTAGATCTCACGGTACTTACCGTTGGTCTTTACAAACGACGAGCCAAGCACACCGATCAGCTTCGTCTTCATGAACGGATTGAATGAGATACCTTTCTTGATCTGCTCTTTACCTTCAGCATCGATGTAAGTCTGATCGACTAGGTGCTCTTTGATCCTTGATCTGCCCTTGTCGCCAACCACATCAAGCCCAGCATACGCCCACAAAGAGGACGCATATTGCGCCTTGTGGATATCAAAGCCTGAGATGATCACCGCAGCCATGGTCGGGCCCACACCTTTCACATCCTCTAGGAATGCTTGATAGATGGGGAACTGCTTGACGCTGTAGGTGATCTGCTTGAGCGCATTCTCTTCAGCCTCGACCAGATCGAAGTACTGCTTGACCAAAGAGAACTCGCTGTACTCACTGATCAAACCATCTTCCTTGAACTTGCGAGGGTTCATGCCAGCAACACCATCGGTGATCTTTTTGTAGCTGACACGAAGATTAGATAACAGCATCTTTGCATCTGCATCCAAGGTTTCTTCAGGCTTGCCGGGCTCCTGCCCGATCTTAGTCTTGAAGTTGGCGACGATATTGTTACCGATCCGAATGCGTGTCTTCTGCATGCTGTAAAAGCCGTTCACTGACGCCTTGAGCATCGCATTTTGTACTGATAAATCTTTCACTTTGTTCTCCTAAATGTTATCTATGTTGTTGATCTCGACATCCACAGTGACCTCGTTGTCAGGCCAGCCGCCACACTTGGCGTACAGTTCGCCAATGCGCTGAGCAGTATCCACCAACAGAGCGATGTGCTCTTGGGTCTCAATCTTTTTGCGGGCACTGTATTGCTCGCGTGTCTCAACCAAAACGGTTTCAGATGGGTGAAAATGACCATCAATATCAACATCAGGCCTTTGCCACACTTGACCCTTATCGTCTTCGTCAACTAAAAACCAATAATCACTCTCGACCATCTCCCACTTTCCATCCTTATAGGTTCGTATGGGTGGAACCTTTTGGTGCCAAGTGGTTGAAAGGTTCAGGTTGGGAATCGGTATCGTGCAGACACGCTGCTTCGGGCCTTGGTAGTAATCAAACTCTGGGCCGTGCGTGTTGATGGTGATGTAGGCATCCGAATACTGCATCCACCAAGAGTTGTCGGGATGCACCACCCTGTACTTAGTTGACATGGCTGGCTCGAAGTTCTCTATGCCTAGATGAGACTCCAGCTCCTCAACACGCTCACGTTTCTCAAGGAACCTCTTTTGTGTCGATTCTCTTTGAGTCTCTGAGTCTTTCAGACGACGCTCAGCATCAATCAACTTCTCGTTGACTGCGTCTAGTTGCTCACGCAGTTGTTGTTTAGTTTCAGTCTTCATAATTATTCCTTTTGTGTTTTTGACTATCCAAGTAACGATAGAAGAAAGGCAACAAAGTAGATCGATGCAGCAATGCACACGCCCATGATGATGCCCTTCTTCGTATCGTCATCCATCTACCTGCGCTACGACCAGCTTGCCGTGTTCAGGCCAGGGGCAGGTTGTGCCGGTGCCTGTTGTGGCTGCTCAGTCTGAGCGTGTGGTTGTGCTGGGCCAGCACCAGACTTGAACGAAGAGATCTTGTTCTTGTCTGGATACGTTCCGCCGCTAGGATTAGGGCTACCATTTTCGATCACGATATTTGCCAAGAAAGACTTGCCCATACAGCCACGCACCATGTCCTCACTGAGCTTCCCAGATGGGTTACCGCCTGACGCAATCATCCAAGATTTTAGGCGCCCAACGCCCACTTGGCTGTTGAGTACAAACCGATCCCAGACCTTACGGCCTGCGTGAGTCGGGCCTACCACGTTGAATTCAAACTCCAACATAGGGTTGCCATTGCCCGACGTTTTTCGCTCGTACAACGCTGCAGAAAGCGTGTATTCACCAGGCGGGAACGGCGCAGAACCCCCCGAAGTTTCCTTTACATCGTCAAGATTGATGTTTAGATCGTCTAAAGACATAGCTGATTACTCCTCAAGCTGCTTCAGTGTTATTGGTTGCAGCGACTGCTGCGGTGTAGGCTTCCATGAAAGCGTTCCATGAAAACTCAAGCTTGTTTGGCAGTTCCAAACGAGACTTAGCGTCAAATGCCGCCGCGAACCGAGTGTACAAACCACGGTTGCCGTAGCTGACGCCTCTGGCCTTCTGGCCATCCTTGATCAACTGCGTTTCGTAGTTCGCAAACAAGTTGAAGTCCACCCAGTCCTTGATGAGTGAGTTGACCTTCTTGTTGC